TTGACTATATAAATGTTGGAAAAGAAGTTACCTATACTATGTGGGTGTTTACAGGCACCGTGTCTAGTGGAGGAACTGGTATTTGGATTAACTGTGGTTCTAGTAAAACCATCCTTTTAGGAGCTACAGATACTTTAACTAAGATTTCTTCTTGGATACCAAGAGTTTGGCTAAACAGTACTGGTACCTATAATATATACGGGGGTTCAACACCAACATCTTTAACAACCAGTACTTCTATATATGGTGATGTTGAGGGAGAAGCTAGTATCACCAATCCGTTGGAGATATTTTTGTATTGCTTTTCTTTAATATATGATATGTTTAGAGCAGAAATAAATCTAGTTAGTAAAGTTTTTGATAGTAACTATATACCTGTAGCTATAGCTAATCAAAGAGTAACTGATTTTGGTTTCAATTATGAAGCTTCTTTAGGAGATAGTTATAATCGTTCTTTAGTATCGTTGGGATATTATATAGGTCAATATAGAGGTACCCTTAAAGGAATAAATCTTTATGCTAATGGCCTTACTCATTTAAATAATCAAGTTACTATAGGTCATAATCTTCTTCTTGATTATAACGACTCTTCTTTTGAAGAGAGTGTAGGAACATGGGTAGCATCTTCAGGTACGTGGGCCATAGGTACTTATCTTGCTAGTCTTACAACTCCACAACCGCCCACTGGAGTTCTTTATGATACTTTAAATTTACCTCGTAAAGTAGGTTATGGAAAACTAACAACAACAGCTACCACACCTGTAACTATAACTGGGTCCATACCTATACCCATTACAAGCAATACTCGGTATGTATTTAGTGGATGGACTGAACACTTAGATAATTCTGCCACTATAACTACAACAATTACTTGGAAAGATAAGAGTTTTAATACTATCTCTACAACAACCGCACCTACAGCAATAACAACAACAACTTCATGGCAAGAGTTTACAAGCAAATCTGATTCAGGAAGAAACGGTCAGCTTGCACCCATTAATGCTGTCTTTGCAACAATTGTTATTACTATTACCCCAAGCTCTGCTTCTTCTAGCAGGTATTTGTTTGATTATTTTCAATTAGCGGAATATACAAAAAGTTTTGAATACCAAGACGCACGACGTATTTGTGTAAATATTCGTGGAGAACAAGAAAACTACCTGCCTAACCCAGATTTTGAATCTGGTTTAACTGGATGGTCTGGTTATAATGGCACATTAAGTATTGACACAAGCACAAACACTCCTGCAGCTGTAGTTCATGGCACATATGCAGCGTTATTAACCTCTACAGTGTCTGGTACTGCTTATTTTGTATCTGATTGGGTAGCAGTAGATCCAAACACTACTATTACTTTTAGCGGGTATGTATTAGGAAGCGTTGCTCTTAGTGCTACAGCAACTATTGAATTTTCTAGTCAATTAGATACAACTACTCAAGCTACAGTCTTATCAGATACCAATGGAAGTTATTATCCAACTACTATATATTCTGTAACTTCTTCCCCTATAACACTCTCTACAACAACAACACAACAGATTACTACTACTGCCGTAGTTCCCCCGTACAGTAAAGATTCTGGATGGCCGCTAGCTAAGGTAACCATATCTTTTGCTGGAGCATCTATAGGAACTAAGTTTTGGTTAGATGGTGCTTTATTAGAGACCTCAAGAACTCCTAGTCGTTACTTTTCAGGCTCTGGAGGAATTGATACTACAGATCCTACTACACAAACGTATTACAATATCAATAATTGCGCGTGGGAAACTCGTAATATGTTTAACTACATATCTAACCCAACGTTTGAAACCAACACTACTGATTGGGCAGCTGGAAGTGGAACTTTACCTATTACTAGAGTATCTTCTGACAACGGATATGGCACTGCCTTTGATGGAACGTATTTTCTTAAAGTAGCTTATGGAACTACGCAATATGTTACAGCTACTGCATATCTTCCTTGGGCAGCACTTGGGGGAGAAGACTTTACCTTCTCCGCTTATGTTCGTGGACCTGCAGGAACATATACTATTACTGGCCCTAATAGTTCTGGAACCAATACTTTCATAGTTTCATCTGCTAATGCTGGAGCATGGACAAGAGTTTTTGTAACTGCACGTTTGATAGCTAACCAAACAAGTGCGGCATTTACAGTGGCATCAAACAATGGAACATACTTTCATATTGACGGTGCTCAGGCAGAATACGGCCGTATGGTTAGCCGATTTATACCAATTACTCTCCCCACTATTTCTTTAACCAATCCTCTTACATCAGGCAAAACTATATACGCACTTCAAGGACAAGCTACAGGTGGCGGTAAAGGCAGCTATAACTATAACTATGATCTTAAATCTAACCGCTTAAAAACATCACTACCTTTAGTAACTCCTATAGGATCTACTTTTGCTGTTAAAAGAGGCATAGGGGATACAGGGTATCAAGATCTTATAGAGTCGTTTATTCCATCCGCATCTTTTGAAAAAGATCTTGGGTATTGGGTAGGTAATAACTCAACCCTATCTCGCTCAATAAATAGAGGATCTGTATTTGGGGATAATACATCTCATGGACAAGCTTATTGCAAAGTAACAACTGTTAATGGAACAGCTAACTTTGGAATTAGTACAGGAAAGATTTATATTACTCCGAATGCAGACTTTTACAGTTCAGTAGCTATTCGACCTTACTCAAGCAGTGTAGGAACCTATACGTTTAAAACAGTGTTTTATGATGCTAACGATACAATTATTTATACTGGAACAACTAGTAGCAGTCTAACTGTAACTAGTCGTTGGGGATTTATTAACTTAACTCATCCAGTAGGAAGTATAAAAGGCTCATCATATGCGATAGTCACAGTGACATGTGCTCCTACATCATTCGCTTCAGGTCAGGTCTTTGATATCGACCGAGTTGTTTTCCGCAACTAATCTGTGGTAGAGTCTTTATATGGACATAGTATTAATTTCAGCATTATCAGCAGCCTGCATACTCTCTGCTGTAGAGGCATTTATCTTCTCACTAGGTAAGTGGAGAGGGCTATTAGCTATTGGACTTAATGTTGTATTTTGTCTAACTTTAGATGTAAAGTTTAGATTTTTAATTCCTTACATACTCGCGTCCACATTTATAGGGCTTACCCTATCTTTATTGGTAGAAAAAATATTTACAGGGTTGCCTAAAGGAGATTTGCCAAACCGTATCCCACCGCGGTAGAATATTTATAGAGGGGGTAATGTGAGATCACCATTTTCAAACCCGTATCTATCTGCACGGGCTAAAGGAATATTTGCGTATTATTCTGAACTGGGTCGTCCAGTATCAGCCGATGAAATGTCTGCCGTCATGCCAGAAGGCCGTGACGCTATTCAGTCTGCCATAAATGAATTAAGACGGGCAGGTTATATCCGAACCACGCGTGAATGGAACGGAACTAAGTGGATAAGTGTAATGAAGTTTACAAAAGAAGCAATAATGTCTAACCCTAAAGTTCTGAATACCGGATTTTCAGGGCTCTTGTATGACTATAGTCAATCAACTATAAATAGTAATACTATAAATAGTTATCCTATAGTAGAACTACTACGTAGTTCTACTATATCGAGGATTTCATCCTCGAAGGAAGAAGGTGCTGAAATGCCATGGAATCTTGATGGAGAAGAAACCAACGACGGTGAGTTCCAGAGTAAGTCTCAAATGCGTAGAGCCAACATAGAGCGAGAGGCGGATGATGCTTCAGGAGCGGTCGGAAAGGTTGAAGATAAGGTAGCTATGCGTAAAGCTAAATATAAGGGAAAAGGTTTATCCACAGCCTCTATTCGTCACCGCGATAATAAGTCTGAGGAAACCTGGAACACCTCCGACTTAGTTTCAGAGTTTGCGTCTTTGCTTAATAAGAGCACTGCTAGTGAGCTTACTATGCAGATCAATACCCAGCAGTTTGCTATCTGGATTAATCAAAAGGTTAGGTTGGGAGTTAGTAGGGCTCATATGCTGGCAGCCATAAGAATGTTCTTTGACGACCCTAGAAATCTAAACGATGCTGGTATAGGCATTCCTTTGTGGAGAAAGTTCATAGCGTTCTATCAAAGCATAGAAGGTAAAAAGTTTACAGAGGAAAAGGTTGTTTACGAAGATGAAGCTTTCTTAGCTCATCAAGAAAAAATGTTAAAGCTACTAGGAGGAGGTAAATAATGTTTGATGTCAATAAAGAATCACCCACAGTTCGTCATGCCTTACTGCGGGCTAAAGTTCCTATGAAAACCCTGGGCATGGAGTTTTCAGACCTAGATGATTCTAAGGCAAAAACCTTGGCAGAATCTTGGGTCAGTACAGTCCAGTCTGGAGTGGTCGTTAAAAGCCCTGGAAGCCCCTCTAGCGGCCTTGGACTACTACTGGTGGGAGAACCAGGTCAGGGAAAGACTACGATGGCTTCTGTGGCCCTTCAAAGCCTAATTAGGACCATGCCCTTTTCATCAAGTATCTCAGGGGTGTTTTTTGACTATCCAAAGTTTCTGCGATTAGAGAAAGAGTCCTGGTCTGACAGTGAATCAAAGGAACTATTGGAGCAGATCTACGGGGACTCTAAGTATTCGATCCCATTTTTTGTTCTAGATGATTTGGGCAAAGAGTACCGAACTCAAAATGGTTGGTCAGAGAATATATTTGATGCATTGTTGCGCTCACGTTTTAACGCGGGCCTACCAACAATCGTAACCACAAATATACCTATCACAAAGTGGCGAGCTACGTATGGTGAAGCTATGGAAAGTTTTGCCCATGAAGCATTTATATCTGTTGCTGTAGAATCAGAGAGTGGAGACCGACGCAAATGAGAAAAGAGCATACTTTGAACTGGATTATTACTCAGATTTTTTTATCTGACACTGGAGTTCACGAAGTCTATGTTAATAATGATTCCCACAAGTTGCGCTGCAACTGTCCTGGGTTTAATACACGTGCTACGTGTAAACATGCGAGGTTTGTTCAAACTCGTATGGATAAAAATGGCGGTATTTACCCAGTAGAAATATCTAATCGAGTTGATAAAGAGACTAGCCTTATGGCTAGTGAAGATCCCATAGCTTTTAGAGAGCTATTGATTAGCTACGGCAAGATTGAAGCGTTGTAATTTATGCGCGGGGGCGATATTTCAAATGAAGTTCCTATGCGAGTCCTTGTTTCTTTAGATTGCTTGTTAGTTAGGGAAACTAAGATCAACAAGGTTCTAGGCATATCAGTTCCATATATAGAAACTACGTACAATCGACAAGCTCTATCTTATTTCTGGAGATTTAGGGATAAGTATGAATATGTTTTAGAGTTGGTTGGCTTTGAGCTTTCCCAGAGTAGCATGGACAATGTGTTAGAAGATCTAAATAATTTAGGAACAAATCCATTTAACTATGCAACGGCCTATAATGTGGTAGCAGATTTAGTAGCTGAGCTTCCTTATAGGCCTGAAGTAAAACACGTAATCGATATACCAGATCGTGCTTTACGCTATGGTCATTGGTACTTAGAAGAGGGGGCGTTATATGGCAGCAAATAATGAAGAGCGTATATTATCTAAAGTTATACGCGATAGAAATATACAGCCATTACTTGAATGCGGAGTTCAAGAAGATTGGTTTTTTAATGATCTAAACCGTCAGGTTTGGAAGTTCATTGTAAAACATAGTGAAAAGTATGGAGAGGTTCCTACGGCAGTAACCTTTAAGGATAACTTTCCTACCTATACTCTCCATGCTGTAGAAGATAACATCGAGTATCTTTTGGACCAGCTAATTGAGTATCGCAAACGTCAAAAAACTATTGATGTTTTGTTGGATGCTCAGCAAGCAGTAGCTCAACAAGATCATAACGCTGCTTTACAAACTATGGTACAGGCAGCTCAGGTATTGATGAACGACGGTGTAAGAGAATCTCTTGATGAAAATCTTAGTAATCAACCTATGCAACGCTATGAAGAGTATATGGCTATCAAGACTAGGCCTAATGGTTTGCTTGGGCTATCTACTGGGTTTGGCACTATTGATAAGATTACCTCAGGCGTTATGAATCAACAGCTTTGGACAATTGCAGCACCGCCTAAAACAGGTAAGTCAGTGCTTGCTATGCAGATGGCTATCAAAGCACAGGACGAAAATCATCGTGTTATGTTTCAATCATTTGAAATGACTGCTCGTGAAATGAAAACTCGTTATGATGCCATGCGTGCCCATATCTCACATCAACGTTTGATTTCAGGAGCACTTAAGGCTGATGAAGAGAAAAGGTATATAGATCATCTTGGCATTGATAGGGATGATTTTTGGATGCCTGATACAGTGGCCTCTAGAACTATCACAGGTCTCTCTGCAAAAGTAGAGAAGTATCAACCTGATATTCTATTTGTTGATGGTATGTATCTTATGTTTGATGAAGAGACGGGCGATACAGAATCAGAGCGATCACTTCGTAGCCTTACTCGTTCTATGAAGCGCGTAGCTCAACGCTACGATATTCCAGTTGTGGTTAGCACTCAAACACTACGCTCTAAAATGCGTGGTGGAAAGGTAACTGCAGACTCGATTGGTTATACGTCCTCTTTCTTACAGGACTCTGACATTGTTCTAGTATTGCAACGTCAGGATGAAGATGATGACTCATCTCGTTCTTTAACAGTAGCCGCAAGTCGTATTTCAGGTATGGGATCCACAGATTTACTGTGGGATTGGGAGGAGGGTCGTTTTGAAGAGTACGCAGCCTTTTCAAATATCCAGTCCATTTGATGGTACGCAACTATGTGTATCGTACGATACGGATATTTTTTATCCTGAAGAGTACACGGACAAGGATGTAGCGCAAGCCAAAAGCATTTGTAATGATTGCTGGATCAAAGATAAGTGTTTGTCTTTTGCTCTGGATAGAAAAGAACGAGAAGGTGTCTGGGGAGGCACTACTCCACGAGAGCGTCGTCTTATTCTTAGAAGGAAAAAAAGATGATGGACTTACGAGGAGAACCTATACACGTTTGTATATGTGGGTCAAAGCTTTGGAATATACAGGCTATGTTTGAAGACTATGAAATATCTATGTATTTTACCGACATGGAGTGTACTTTATGTGGTTCTAAGGCCACAGCTCCTACTCTTGTAGATAACCCAGAATGGATGAGGGAGGACTAATGTACTCAGAGGGCTCAGTAGAAGGTGTCTTATTAACTCTAGGGATTGAGACTAATCAACGTGGTGATGAACTAGTTGGTTTATGTCCAATGCATTTAGAGCGCACTGGTAAAGAAGATAGTAATCCTTCTTGGTCTATGAATTCAGAGACCGGGGTTCATCATTGTTTTTCTTGTGGGTATAAAGGAACTCTACTTACCTTAGTTGCTGAGCTCAAAGAGTTCATAACTTCTTGGGGTAATATAGACTTTGACTCTGCCAAAGATTGGCTTCGTAATAATATTGAGGTTAACTTTGAGTATCTAGCTAGACAGCTAGAAGAAGCTAGAAATTCCTATATCCCTATACCAGTTCCAGTGGCCATGAGTGAGGCTAGGCTGTCAGTTTTTGACAGTCTACCTCCCGAATGGGCTTTGTCTGCTAGGAACTTAACTGAAGAAGGTTGTTCTTCTTATGGCGTTAGGTGGAATGCTTCAACAGATTCTTGGATTACGCCCATTCGTAATCCTAAGAGTTTTAGTCTTATGGGTTGGCAAGAAAAGAGTCAGACTCAGCGACTGTTTCGTAATCGCCCTACTGGTGTAGCAAAGTCTAAGACTTTGTTTGGACTAGAGAGGTTCAAAGGAGGAACTATGATTGTAGTTGAGTCTCCTTTGGATGCCGTACGTTTAGGATCATTGGGAATTCAAGGAGGTGTCTCAACCTTTGGTGCCTCTGTAAGCAATGAACAGATTCAGCTGATGAAGATGGCAGATAAATTAATCATTGCTATGGATAATGATGCTGCAGGTAAGAAAGCATCTTTAGATCTCCTTACTCGTACTCGTAAGGAAGGTATGGAGTGTTGGTTCTTAAGCTATCAAGAGACAGAGTTTAAAGATATTGGCGATATGCCAAAAGATTTGGTACACTATTGTATAGAGGGTTCAAAACACTCTGTATTTGGGGAGGCTGCATTTTTATGATTATAGGGCTATCAGGCTATGCACAATCAGGTAAAGACACCGTAGCTAAGTATTTAGTAGAGAGTCGTGGATTTAAGCGAATAGCTTTTGCTGACCCTATTAGAGAACTATTATACGAATTAAACCCAAAAGTAGATTTTGAGTGTGATGGCGGTAGTTGGGATATACGATATTTAGTAGACAATTATGGGTGGGATGAGGCAAAACAATCTTTAGAAGTACGTCGTTTACTTCAGACACTTGGGTCAGGCGCTCGTAACATTATTGATGAAGATATTTGGGTAATTAAAGCTCTTCGTGAAATGTCAGGAGATGAAGACTATGTTGTTACAGATGTTCGTTTTAAAAACGAGGCTACAACATTGCGTATGAGCGGGGCAAAAATTTGGCGTGTAGAGCGTATTGGTATACATTCGGTAAACGAGCACATCTCAGAACATGATCTAGATAATTGGGAGTTTGATTCCTACATTCATAATAATACTTCTATAGAAGATTTAGAGTTTGCTGTTAAAACTACTTTAATGGCCAGTCTTTAATGTTTACAGGAACACTTTTACCATATCAGGTTGGGGCCGTAGAGGCCATGGTAAGTCGCAAGAAAATGCTTGTGGCTTACGACCTTGGACTGGGTAAAACTGTTCTAACTATTGCTGCTATTGAGGAATTAAAAAATCAAGGAGAAATTAAAGAACCTGGTATAGTGATATGTTTATCATCATTAAAGTATCAGTGGGCAGATCAGATTAAAAAATTTACTGATAACTCTTCAAGTAGTTTAGTTATAGATGGAACCCCATCTCAAAGAGAAGAACAATATCTTATTGCTGAAGACTTTGATTACATAATTATTAATTACGAGCAAGTTGTTAACGATTGGGAATGGGTATCAAAGCTTG